GGTGAATCCTATTATTCTTCTAGATTTTAACAAAGCCATTTCCCTAGAAATAAAGCTGACACATGGATAAGCCTATTAGCCTGTCCATGAAGGACTATCTGATTAGAAGACTGGCTGTAAAGCTCATGACCAGTGAAAAGACAATTGAGACGGTTATTAACCACCAGTTTCAGAGTGCTAACGAGGCGCTGTTAAATAATAAGACGATTGAGATTAGTGGGTTTGGGAAGTTTATATTTAACGACAAAAAGGCTTTGAAGAAGATGTCCAAATACAAGGACATACAAAGAGCCTATCAAAGGCACCTGGAAAACCCAGAACTTAGCGAGAATAAGAGGCGTGTCACAGAGCTGAAGCTACAAAGCATAACAGAAGCCATAAACGCTCTAAAACCAAAAATTACAAATGAGTCAGTTGTCACAGATATATGAGGGATGGAGAAACAAACTCCTGCCTCCCAAGGATCTGAAGCTCGTAATTGAAAAGACAAGCAAGGAAAGGCTAGACATATGTGACAAATGTCCCCATCATTCCAAGCGCCATAAAACCATCAGACCAGATGAGCATTGCACCTATTGTGGGTGTACGCTCTCAGCCAAGACAAGGTGTCTCTCCTGTAAGTGCCCCATTGATAAATGGGAAGCGCTGGTGACACCTGAACAAGAAGACGAAATGATACCGCCTGATGGAAAGGAATAACGAAGTGCGCCTTAAGAAGATACCCCTACGTATGTTCTTAGAGGCTCTAACAGACATCTATGAAAGAGGTGTAGATTATGTAGATATTATAGGAGTGCCAGGAGAAGAACAAGACTCCATAGGCATTTCTGTAAAGGAAGAATATTTTGCCAAAGAGGAAGATGATGATGACAATGATGATAATTCCCTCTCTGATAGTGATTTAAACCAACTAATATGAACCCTATAGTGGAAGCATGGCTTGTAATTGAAAAACTAGCTGCATTAATTGCCACCCCTGATGTAAGTGAGGAGGTGAAGAAACTAGCTAACGAAGAGATAGAGAAACTGCTCATCTCTGTTGTTAAGCCTAGTCTTTCTAAGTTTACAGCAGCAAGTTCAGGCATTGTGCTGTAAACTAATTGATTATGAAAAAATCAAGCTATTATCAACAAATTCTTCAGGTGCTTGACACCCTGAATTCAAACTACCCAGCCTATAATATGGGTAGACATCTGGCCACAGCGTTAGATGAATATGGAGACCTCTGGGGAATTTCAGATAGAGAAATGCTGTTTGCCTTAGAGAAGTATAAGGCTCAGCTAGAAATGGACATCCCTCATACAGATGATAATGAGCTAGATCAGATAATCAAGGACGGGATGAACCTAGATGACATTTTAAAAGAAGATGATGGCGAAGACTATTAAAAAAACTACATACATAAATACAGAGCTTGATTGGGCTGAACAACAGCTCACATCGTGGAAAGCTTATGTAGATGCCAATCCCCTGCACGAACTAAAAGACCGTGTAGAGTGGAAACCCACATCCAAAGGAGGTATGATACCTATGGTGATTGCTTCCATCGAGGCTCAAGGTAAGTTTATACAGGAAACGATGAAAAACTACCTAGCCCTTTTAGAAGTGGTGGAAAAACTGCGTGAGAAAGAAGAAGCTAAGGTGGAGGTGAGGGGAAATGGTGAGTTAAGCTCTATGGCTGAAGACTTTCTTAGAAGCAGACGATGAGTGATATACAAAGCATAGACTACAAAGATTGGTACATTAACCAACCACGTATTCCTGACCGTGAGTCAGCAGAATACAAACCATTCTTTGACTTCCACAAGAATATATGCTTAAACGGGTGCATGATGAATGGAACATACATCAATCCATTCCTCTATTGGCACCTCAATATATGGCATACAGAAGTGGATGTTGTAGATGAAAGAGGTAGAATATATCAGAAATATGCAAACCCCCTGCTACGTGATAACGAGTGGGTGGTGACAAACGAAATAGACAGAGCTCAATATGAGAAGAAAGGTTTGGTGATATTAGGCATCAGACGTTTTGCCAAGTCTGTCATTGAGGCCAGTTATATCGGATGGGGCGCAACATTTGACGAGAATTCCCAGAATGTGATCGCTGGGTTGAATGCTCCAGATATCAAGCTGATCACAGATAAGCTGGACAAGGGCCTCAACTTCCTACCAGAAGCCTGGAGATGGCAAAGGGTGGAAGACAACTGGAAAAACCAAGTGACCCTTGGTATTAAAACCAAATCAGGAGAACGTATTCCGTTCTCCCAAATTCTCATACGTAACCTAGATGAGGGTAATAACGAAGAGGCTATTGCAGGTACAAAACCACGTAAACTAATTATAGATGAGATTGGTAAAGGCAATTTCCTCAGAGGCTTCCAAGCTGCTGTACCAGGTTTCACCACTCCTTACGGATGGGGTTGTTCTCCCATTCTTACAGGTACTGGTGGTGATATGAAAAGGTTCATGGATGCGAAGAGTCTAATGTTTGATGTAGACAATTTCAACTTTCTTACATACAACAATGAGAAAGATGAAAAGCGTGTTCATGGTTTGTTTATTTCGTATAAATACAGAATGGAGGCTAAAGAGCCTTCTACACTTGGAGCTTTTCTAAAACAACCAGAAGATAGTCCTCTTAATGAGGTGCCTATGCTGGTGAGCAATGAAGAGAAAGCTAAAGAGATTACAGAAACCAACTTAGAACGTTTAAAGAAAGCAGGAGATAGGGTGGCCTATCTAAAAGAGAAGATGTACTATCCCATTGAGGTGGATGACATCTTCTTAAATGAGGACACTAACATATTTGACATAGAAGCAGCTAAACGTCAGAAGTTCAGGATATTACAACAAGAGCGCACAGGTATTCCTGTTGTTTTATTTCATGATGGGGAGAAGATAGCGCATGAGTTTACAGACAAACAACCCATCACCAACTTCCCTCTTAAGAACAGTGATTTAAAAGATGCTCCTGTTGTCATATATGAGTTTCCTATTGAGAACCCTCCTTATGGCCTATATGTAGCAGGTGTGGACCCTTATAGACAAGGACAATCTGCATATTCTTCCTCTCTTGGCTCTGTGTATGTTTATAAAAGAATGCACGACATAACAGGAGAGAAATATCAAGATATGTTTGTAGCTAGCTATTGTGCTCGCCCTGATAAGAAAGAAACTTGGGAAGAACAAGCTAGACTACTAATTAAATACTACAATGCTAGGACACTGTGTGAAAATGATGACATCTCCTTTATAGAATACATGAAAGCTAAGGGGGATGCTCACTATTTAGAGAAGCAACCTGAGTGGTTAAAAGAGATTGTGCCTGGTACAACAGTGAAACGTGAATATGGGGTGCACCGCTCAAGTCAGAAGATAATTGACTATCTTCACAACTGTCTAAAGAAATACATGGAAGAATCTGTGTACAAAGAGACAGATGAGAATGGAGATGTGATAAAAGAAATCCTAGGTGTGAGTAAAATTCTAGATCCTGTGCTGCTAGAGGAGATTATACAATACAACGATCAGGGCAACTTTGACCGTATTGTAGCTGCAGAACTAGCTATTGCACAGGCTTTAAAGATGGACCCCATTCTAGGCAAGGTGGGTGGATCAGGCGATGGAAGAGTGCAAGCACTCTTTAAACCAAACAGAAATAACCAACTGTTTACAGAATCAAGAGGACTATTTCAAAGAAAAAAAAGTAAATTGTTCATATAATGGCAATTATTAGATATACGAAAGATGCTACCATTAGGTATGCCTATCTCAACATATTCCCTGACCAGTTTAAGACAGACAAGGAAAAGCAGGATGAGAGTTGGATAAAGAACACCATGGACTACTTTGCAAACAAGGCATATGCTGAGTATGTAAAGAACCGTGACACATTTGTTAAAAACTATGACCTGATGAAGGGTATTCTTCGCATGGAGGACTTCTATCAAGAGCCACAGGTGAGAAGTTTTACAGATGTGCTAACAGCTGATTTACAGCTACCTGCATATGTAAAGATGTATTCCATCATCACCACACCTGTAAACGAGCTGGTAGGTGAAATCACAAAACGCCCAGACACTTTTCGTGTAAAGGCATTTGATGATGATAGTCAGGCTGAAGAGCTAGAATTTAAAACAGGCATTCTTCAGCAATACGTTATTGCACAAGCTAAGAGAAAAATCTTAGAGAAAGCTGCTATTGTAGGAGAGGACATGGATGAAGAAGAGCTTGATGCAATGACAATGGATCAGGTGAAAGATCAACTTGACAGCTACACATCTGTGGCTGAGAAGTGGGCTAATCACGTTCTAACATGTCAAAAAGCTGAATTCAATCTGAAGGAAAAGAGCGAAGATGCATTTCGCGATATGCTAATTTCTGGCAGAGAATTCTATCACATATATGAAGACAACTCAAAGCTTGGATTTAATATTGAGGTGGCTAACCCCAAGAATACATGGTTTCTTACAACTCCTGATAGGAAGTATATTTCTGACCCTACAGGTAGAGCACAAGGTGCTTATGCCGCTGGTACAGTGCAAGTTATGGAGCTTTCAGAAATCATTGAAAGCATTCCTGATCTCACTAAAGAAGAGATTGATCACCTCAGGAGCTCATTACAAGACTATGGACTTATCAATGTACGTGAGTCTAATCTGGGCAATCCTAATGCTATTCCTGGTATAGACTCAGTGACATATGATACATATGATCCTCTTGTTCTTCAGACACGTATGATTATTGAATCAGAGATGAAGGAGAACAATGATGGACTAAAAGACTTCTTGGGCCTTACATCAAACGTTAGCTCTTTTGGTTATAAATACGTTGTTGTACGTTGCTATTGGATAAGTAAGAAGAAGATAGGTAAACTCATCTATTTAGATGAGATTGGTAACGAGCAGTCCATCCTTGTAGATGAAAACTACAAGAGTGGCACTATTCCTACACAACAGAGTTTAGAATGGGGATGGGTGAATCAGTGGTATCAAGGAATCAAGATTGGTCCAGACATCTACCACATCAAGCCCTACAAACTACTCAACTATTGTCCCATCATAGGCACAACATTCGAGGTGAAGAACACAGAGGCTAAGTCTCTTGTTGACCTCATGAAGCCTTTCCAGGTGATATACAATGTTTGTATGAACCAGCTCTACAAGTTGCTAGAGAAGGAAGTGGGTAAGGTGTATCTCACATCTATCAGGCACATTCCTGTTCCTAAGGATGGTGATGCTCAGGATGCATTAGACATCTGGGAAATGGAAGCACGTAATCGTGGTGTTGTGTTTATTGATGACAGCCCTGAGAACTTAAAGAGTCCTTCTAGCTTTAATCAGTTTAGAGATATTGATCTTACACGTACACAAGAGATACAATCTCGTTATACACTAGCTCAACAAGTGAAGAATGAATGTTGGGAGCTTGTGGGTATGAGTAGACAAAGACTTGGTTCTGTGTCAGCTAGTGAATCTGCTACAGGTACACAAGCAGCTATACAACAATCTTATTCTCAGACAGAACCTCTGTTTGTAGCACACGAATATGTAATGGGTCAGCTCTATCAAGCAATCATTGATGCTGCCCTGTATGTAGAAAGCAAGAAGCCTCAGTCCACCCTCAGCTATATTACAAACGAGGGTGAATCAGCTTTTGTTACGGTGAATGGTACAGACCTTAGATTCCGTGATTTGAAGGTGTTCCTCACCAACCGTCCTGATGACACTAGAATGTTTGAAGAGCTGCGTCAGCTTGCTCAGCCTCTGATGCAGAATGGTGGAAGCTTGTATGATGTGATTGAGCTTTACAGCACCAAGTCTATGAGACAGATGAAGAAGGTGTTCAAAGAGCTTCGTGACAGACAACAGGCTATGCAAGAGCAACAGCTTCAGATTCAACAGCAACAAGTGGAGCAACAAGGTCAGATTGCACAGGCTCAAATGCAACAAGCTCAAATTCAGAAAGAACAGGATATTGCAAACGAGAACTACCAAAATGAGCTTGACCGTATAAACAAGAAAGAGATAGCCCTAATAAATGCTGAAGCTAAGAGCATGGGTATGGGACTTGCAGATGTGGATGCATCAGGTGTTCCTGATGTGTTGGAAATCAGCAAGTTAGCCACAGAACAAGACAAAGCTAGCAAGGACTTCCAGGCTAGAATGGCTGACATAAATTCTAAAAATAGACTAGCTGCTGAGAAACTAGCTATTGAAAAAGAAAAGCTACAGGTGGCTAGAGAAAACCAGGCAAATGACTTAGCTATAGCTAAAGAGAACGCAAAAGGAAGAGCAAAGAAACCTAAGAAAGAATAATGGATAAAGAAACCACGGTTGACGAGATTTTCCCTTTTGATCCCATCCCTCATGAAGACATCACAGCCTGTATACAGGCTATGGGTGTGATTGAGGATATGGACACTGTTCTTATGTCTGATGAGGAAGTGGAAATGGTGAATGGAATAAGAAGAATGTCGTTACTAATTACTTATCAGGCTCTTAAAGAGATATTTGAGGGTAGTCAATATGGAAATAACCAACCCACATAAGGTAGAACACAGAAAGCTAGGAAAAGAAAGAGCGTGGGGAATTGCCTGGATGGAGGAAAATAAGATAAGTATAGACCCAAGTTTAAGGGGATATAGGTATCTTCTCTACCTCCTTCATGAGCATTTCCACCTAAAACACCCTGACTGGAGTGAGACAAAGGTAAGAAAAGAGTCCTCTCTCACAGCCAGATTTCTATGGAAAATGGGATTTAGGTGGGTAGAATTAAAGTAAGTTGATTAGAGTAAAATAATTTAATGCTATATTATTTGCAAAAATTGTTTATATAGCTACATAACTCTTTGCTATTCAATACACTTTATATACTTTTACGTTTCATAAACCAATCAAAAACAACTACATATGGCTGAGAACTTAGATAGTCCGTCATTTGGAAATTTTAGTATCCAAGACACAATGGAAATGGGACTGGGTAGTCAGGAGTTGATGAACGACTTGATGGGCCCTGAAACCTCTACGAGCAATCCTGATGATATTCAAGAGATTGTGAAAGAGGCCACACCTCCAGAAGCCCCCAAGGCACCAGATGTGCCCAAAGGGAAAGAGATTGTCCCAAAGGCAGATGGTGAACAACTTACAGGCCAAGACCTCATCTCTAGCTTCCTAGGCGATAATACGGAAGAAGAGACACAAGAGGCTGAACCTCAAGAAGTTGCAAAACCTAAGAAAGCTGCTAAACTTGAACAAGCCCCTGCTGCTGAAGAACAAACAGAAGAGGGAGCAGAAGAACAAGAACAAGTGAGCCAGTTTACAGCTCTTTCAAAAGACCTGTTTAAACTGGGTGTGTTTTCCAAAGATGAAGATGAAGAAGATGTTGCTATTGACACCCCTGAAGCTTTTCTGGAAAGATTCCAGAATGAAAAGAAAAAGGGAGCTATTGAGATGGTAAACAGCTTCATCGGTCAATTTGGTGAAGACTATCAACAAGCATTCGATGCTATATTCGTAAAGGGTGTTAACCCAAAAGAGTATTTCGGAACTTATAATAATGTAGTGAGCTTTGCTGAAATGGATCTGTCACAAGAGAACAATCAAGTGGCAGTGATTAAGCAAGCGTTAGCTGACCAAGGATTTGAGCCTGATGATATTAATACAGAAGTGGAAAGGCTCAAAAACTACGGAGATCTGGAAAATGTGGCTACAAAGCACCACAAGGTGTTAGTAAAGAAAGAAGCTCAGAAGCTAGCTCAAATGGAGCAAAAGGCTGAGCAAGAGCTACAACAGAAACAAGCTATTAAAAATCAATACATTAACAACGTTCAGCAAGTCCTACAGGATAAGCTGAAATCAAAGGAGTTCGATGGTATCCCCATCAATCCCAAACTAGCTAGCGAACTACAAGACTTCCTACTGGTGGATAAGTACAAGACAGCGTCTGGAGAAACACTCACAGACTTTGATCGTACCATCCTGGAATTGAAGAGGCCTGAGAACCATGCAACTAAAGTGAAGGTTGCTCTCCTCCTTAAAATCCTAGAGAAAGACCCCACGCTTTCCACCATTCAAAGAACAGGCGTTACAAAGAAATCTAACGAACTGTTTGGGGAGGTAGCTAGACAAGTGACAAAGGCTAAGAGCACAACATCTGCTCAACAGCCCAAGACAAATTCATGGTTCTTATAAATTTTCACAAAATAAAAGGATAACAAAATGGCAATTCAAACAATCCCAGGTTTAACTGGCTTTACCTACGCTCGTGTGGCCTCTATGGACAAGCGTGCAGTGGGTAAATTGACAGACGCAAACCACCTGGAATCATTCCACTCTACAGAGCCTGCTGACTATGATAAGAAGATCATCAGTCTTTACACGCAGAGTTCTTTGTACAGCAATGACTTCCTGGACATGATCAACAAAAGCACGCCTTATTACATTGATAATAATAGCGATGCTTGGAAATGGCAAGTAGCTGTTCCCTACAAATTCCCCAAAATCATCGATGTACCTACATCAACTCAAGAGTTGACTAAGCCTGGTATCGATGGTCAAGAGTTCCAATTGGTACTCGACACAAACGAGTTCTCTAAGAACGCAATCGTTTCTGTTGGTTCTCGCCAGTATGGTCCTCGTTTCTATGTTGTAAAAGATCCAGTTCCTTGGAACATGGGATTCTTGTACAGCTTCACTCTTGTGAGTGACAACCCCACTGTAGACTTTGTAAGTTCTACATTCCTTCAGTATGGTATTGAGCTTGAGCTAGTAGATGCTGCAATCGGTGAATTCGATCAGGATTTATTAGGTCTTCCTCGTTTGGGAGAGCAAATCACTATGTTTGAATCTTTAGGTTCTGCATATGGATTTGAGCACAAGATCACTGAATGGGCTGATGACAAAATGATGCGTGATAGCGCTGGTCGTCCTTTGGACATTCTAGTGTATGCGCCTCAGCGTAGAAATCAGCTTCCTCTTACACGTAATGATGTTAAGTGGGAGCCATTTATTGAGTTCTGGATGCGTAAGAGCATGTTAGAGCTTAAGGTGAAGCGTATGATTTGGTCTCGTCCTGGTACTGTTAAAACTAACGGTAGCAAGCAAGAATTAAAGCGTACATCTGCTGGTGTTTATCATCGTATGCGTAACAACGGTAACCTGGTTCAATACAACCGTGGTGAGTTTTCTGCCAACCTGATTCGTTCTGTGTTTGGTGACCTGTTCTATCGTCGTGTGGATGTTAAAGATCGTCGTGTTAAAATGTACACTAATGAGGCTGGATTTGACGTATTCCAACAAGCTTTGAAGACAGACGCTTTAAACAGTGGTTTGACATTCATGGCTGATAGCGGAAACCGTTACATGCAAGGAGAAGGACAACACATCACTTACAACTTTGCATTCGATGCAATGGTTACACGTGAAACTGGTCGTGTTGAACTTATTCACTTGAAAGAACTTGACCTTCCTCAATCTAACCTAGAATTTGGACAGAACAAGAAGAGCACACCAGTATTTATGGTATTTGATGTGTCTCCAATGTCTGACGGTTCTTTGGTTAACAACATCCGTGAGGTGCGTATGAAGGGTGCTCCTTCTATGACTTGGGGATATATCGATGGAACTCGCCACCACTTAGGCTTTGCTAAGTCTCAGGGTATGAGCTCTGCGAACAAATTCCCAGGATACGAAATCTGGATGAAGGATCGTTGTGATGTATTCATTGAAGACCTGTCTCGTACAGTGTTGATTGAAGAAATCCCACAATTCTAATAAGACTACAGCTAAGGCTGTTCTTATAACCTACCGAGAAGGAATGCCCCCCACTTTCAGAGTGGGGGAGCCTTCTCAAACTACAGAGATGAGAAATGGGGCTATTTCCCATTTGCTTAGAGGTTCGGTCCTCACATCTCTGCAAATAAAACCAAATAAAACAACTACATATGGGTAAGATTGGAAAAATCTCAACATTAAAGAAGGATTATAATAATTCTCAGTTGCAGACAATGCAAGGTGGTCTTTCACTTAAAGGCCTAACACGTATTCCTGGTACAGGGGTTTTCAAATATCCCTACAAGGAGCTCGATGGACAGTATAGAACAGGACTTGATCCTAATGCTGCTTACATCCGTAGAATCCAAGATCCTCTAGAAAGAGAAATGGAAACTGAACGTGTAACAGAATTAAGAAAGAAATTAGAGTCTGCTCTGGGAGATATTGATCTAGGTCCTCGTTCTAGTTTCTGGAACTATGGATTATCCACTTCTTCAAATGATACATTACACGTACAACCTGTAAAGCTCGTAGATGGTGACAACTATTTTGACCTTTCTATTCCTTTACAAGAATTAGCCTTCTCTTGGCTCCGTGTTCACCCTACCATTGCAAGTTCTTATCAAGCGTGGGAGCGTGGTGAATTTCCTGCTGACACACAGTTCTATGTGGCTGATGATGAAATCGAGAATGCTGTACTGTTCAAGAAGAAACAACTCATCAACAAGGCTATTGTCAAGTTTGACAGTATGACTCCTGATAAGAAGAAGAAGGTTGCACGTTTGTTGGGACTGCCTGTTACAGATAACACAACAGAAGAAGCTGTCTATAACCAAGTTGATAACTTGTTGAAACAGACAGAGTTCAAGGCTGGTAAATACCAAGGACTCTCTCCTGTGGAAGTGTTTAACAGATATGCAGACATGAGAGAAAACTTACTCCATATTAAAGACTTGGTTAAACAAGCTCTCACTCACTCAATATATAGACTCAAACCTAGTGGAAAGATTTATGAGGGAGAGTTTGAAGTGGCCAAGGATGAAGATGATTTAATTAAATTGCTAGCTGACGATGATAATCAGGATATGCTTCTGACTCTCGAAGGCAAGCTAAAAACTAAGAAACTGGCCTCAGTATGATACCTGTAGATAGTTTATTATATAAAATCGATCAACGACTAAATAAACTATCAACCAACGTTCATCAGCAAATCAACCTCGAAGACAAGATCTTGGCTCTTAATGAGGCACAGATCAAGCTGATAAAGCAGAAGGTTGATGGAATAAGTGTGGTTAGTGGGTTAGGACTAGATTCCTTTAAGAAGCGTTATGAGGACCTCCAAAGTTTGGTGGTCACTTATAATAACCAACCTCTTGATCTCACTCTCAAGAATGCTGAACTAAATCAATGGTTTGCTAATCTGCACCTACTTGTTCCTAAGTACATGTTCTATATTGATGCATATGTACTAGCTGACAAAGGGGTGTGTAAGGACAGAAAGATCTGGATTAACAGAGACTTGGCTAAACATGGTGACCTTCAGTTCATCCTGAATAACGACCATTACAAGCCTTCTTTTGAATATCAAGAGACATTCAACTTCCTTTCGACAGATGAAATATCCATCTTTACAGATGGTACATTCACTCCGAGCAAGATATATATGTCTTACATGAGATATCCTAAGTATATCAATAAGACAGGATACATTATGCTAGATGGCCAACCATCATTTGATGAAGACTGTGAGCTTGAACTATATCTAGAAGATGAACTACTAGATTTGACAGTACAGAACTTAGCTATGTACACTGAGAATCAATCTGCTGTACAAAGCTCCATACTAAGAATTCAGACAAACGAATAATTTTTTAACATTTAAAATAAAACAAAATGGCCGATTTTTCATTAACTACGCTCTTCGTGGTTCCTGTTGGTTCTGGACAAAATGCCAGTATTGCCAATAGCGGTTCTACGCAAGATCTAATCCCAGGCAAAGTTGGTTTCTTCAAAAGCGACTATACAGTTGCTACTGCTGCCAACATCGCTGCCTCTCCCTACTTCTATGTAGCACAAGGTCGTACAAACACTTATCTGCAAGGCTCTAAGCGTTCAGATAAAATCAAAGGTTGCCCTACAGCAAACTGTAACTCTAACGTTACAGAGTTCTACAAGGTGACTGGTTGCCCTACAGCCGCTACACAGGTGACTGATGTATCTAATTGGAATGTACAGTGTGGTGACATTGTTACCCTTACACTTCGTGCTCATTCTAGCTACATTGACACTCTGTATTTTAACGGTTTCACTCGTAGTGTAACTGTACAGGCTCCTTGTTGCGATTGTGGTGGAGATCCTTGCACTATTGTAGATGTACCTGCTCTTATCGATCAGTTCATCTATCAATTAGAACTTGCTGCTCCAGGTAACAACCCTGACAACATTTCTTTCAACACTTTCTATCAGTTCCAGCGTATTGGAAATGATCAGAACGCTATCTTGCGTATCACTGGTAAGCCTCTGACTAAGTATGGCCAGCCTTGTGATGTTGCTGCATTCCCTTGGGAGTATGACCGTATGTGGTTCCGTACATTCGTGTACAATGGTCCTGCAACCACAGCTGACTTCATTGTTGCTGATGCTTGTAACATTGTAGCTGATGCCACTATTATTCAGCGTGCTTCTTACCCAAGCGGTACATCTGGAGAGATTGCTCAATTAGAGAAGAACTTCTACAGCTACCAAGCTGGTTATTTGAAGCACCTCTACAGAATGGCTGGTTATAACGAGAACTTTGAAAGCTGGGTGAGCGATGGTACAACTTATGATACCTTCTACATCCGCTTCAATGAGTATAACAAGTCTGAATATCAGTGGGGTGACTACATCATGGAAGACAGCACTGTAATCATTGCTGTTGAAAAAGGTTCTCAAGCTGCTACTGACGTGAGTGCTATTCTCACTGCTGCTCTTGGTACAATTCCTGGTGATAACACATGTGTAACAACCACATCTACCACCACTACGATTTGGCCAACTACTACTACAACATCTACTTTGATTCCGTAATAGTAGAGAGCTAGCAAACAATATCATATTAACCTAAGCCAGAGGTGAGAGGATTAAAACTCAGATCCTCTGGCTTATTTATTTAAACAACATGGCCTTACAATTAGATATACTGGTGGTGCCTACATACAACACCCTTACACTGGGTATTGCTGATGCATCCATCTATCCCACTAATCCCCCTGTTGTTTCCTCTCCCACTATTGAGATTACAGTTCCTGGTTTTGATGTCGTTAGCCTTCCTTTCAATGTTAACGATTTTAACATATTCAACTCTCTATCTCTTGGCTTAACAACATTTGGTCAGCCTCTTCTTCCTCTTCCTGATGGTGTATACAAATTAAGATACACTGTAGCTCCTGCTTACGAAAACTTTGTTGAGAAAACAATCATTCGTGTAGAGCAGCTACAAGAGAAGTTTGATGAGGCCTTTATGAAGCTAGACATGATGGAGTGTGACAGAGCTATCAAAACCCAGCAAAAGGTTGATCTCAACACCATCTATTTCTTCATCCAAGGCGCTATTGCTGCTGCAAACAACTGTGCTGTGGCTGAATCAAATAAGCTTTATAATCAAGCTAACATGATGTTGAACAACTTCATCAAGAACAACTGTGGGTGTTCTGGAACCAACTATGTATTAAACTTCCAATAATATGGCAACTTGTAGAAAATGTGGAGCTAAATTTGGCTGCGGATGTCAACTAATAGATGGTCTTTGTGGAGGATGTCACGCAGAAATAAACAAAATAAAAAAAGGTTTTAAACATGTTATCTCCAAGATTAACAGATTGTGTAGCTTGTAGTACCATCCCAGCATTGCTGGATGATATTGATTGTAAGCTGAAGAAGCTTGCAAGCAACCTATACAATAATGTCGTGTTCTCTCTAAACCAACCTGTCCCAGCGGGAGCTATTCTGGATTTATTAAACTACAAACGTATCCTTACGTACAAGTTTTGTAATCCAGATTATGCAAAATGTTTTACGGTGGAAATGATTGCTAGTAGAGTTAAACTGTTGATAAGCAAATGATTTGGGGAGCAGTTTGTGACTGTTGCATTGAAGAGATGGTAACTTATTACTATCCCAACAACTGTGTCCCTCCCAATCCTGTGCCTACCACCAGCACCACTAGTACTACCACCACAATATATGTTGATTCGTTTTTGAACAAATTAAAATCAAAATAGATGTCTACGAAGAACTGTTCTAATTGTTTTAACGGCTGTGCTGAAATAGTTTCAGACCAGTGCGTACGATATACAGGAGTGGATGTTCCTCTCTTAGGTATTCAAAATGGAGACTCTCTATCTTATGTAGAGCAAGCTCTCATCACTTTTCTCACTGCTGCTTTAGATGGTACAGGAATTAAGCCCACCATTGATCCAGAAATCATCTGTGCGTTAGTTCAACAATATCTTCCTGATTGTGAAGATCTTAACGCTACAAATCTTTTCATTGCGCTCATCAAGGCTGCTTGTGATTTACAAGAGCAAATCGATGCTATTGTAGCTGATATAGCTGTAATTGAAGCTCCTTACACAGTGGATTGTCTAGATGGTGTAACGCCTACATCTGGTACACATAATATTCTTCAGGCTGTTATTACAAAGCTCTGCACATTAATAGATGACTTTGATGCTTTTGTAATAGATGTTGAGACCAACTATGTAAAGAAATCAGAACTCTGTGCTCTTGTAGCAGCTTGTACACCAGCTCCTGTGGTACAATACAAAGACAGAATGGTGCCTTACACAGTGGTGGAATATTATGGATCTCTATCCAACTTTAATTCTGCTGGTATAGGTATACCTGCTAACGGGTTTGAAGACATCTATCTATGTAACGGTGCTAATGGCACACCTGATAAACGTGGAAGAATTCCTGTAGGAGCTATCCAAGCTGTACCAGGTGGTGGAGCTCTAAACCCTGCTGTTGATCCAAGCATTGCTGGTAACCCCAACTATGCTCTCAACACTATAACAGGAGCTAACACTGTTACACTTACATCAGCCCAGATGCCTTCTCACACACACGCTGCTGCTACAACAGTGGTAGACCCTGGACACAATCACTTATTAGTAGGTGCTATTGCTAGTGGTTCTTCTGCTCCAGACCCTACATCTTCTACATTTATTGACTTCAGACATGATTTAGAAAGTGACCTTTCTTATAGAATGACAGGTAGCAATAATGCTCCTACACTAGGAAAGAGCGAAACAAAAACTACAGGAATCTTTGTAGGTGTGGCTAATGACCCAACAGGTGGTGGTCAGTCTCACAATAACATTCCTCCTGTGCTTGCGTGCTACTATATCATGTACATCCCATAAAACTATTATAAATGGCTTGTTTACCAGGAATGCCTTGCTTTGGGCCCACTAAAGGCCCTGTATACCCAGAAGGGATGGGTCCTTGCACTACACCATGTATTGATTCTGAGTATGTTATATACGATGGACCTAACCTCCCTTGTTCTGGTGTAAACACTGGCACAAACCTTCAGGACGCTCTTCAGGAAATAGACCAGAGGATTTGCCCTGAGGCTATTGCTGCTGCTGTTCTATTGCTCTTCAGAATCAACCCAACGTTTAATGTTCAGTTTTGTGAACTTGTAAATGGTTGCTTACCAACCACTACAACAACTACCACTCTACCGTGATTGTAACAATAACATTAACATACGCTGGACCTGATACAGGACCTTTTAATCTCTACTCAGATGTAGATGGATTTATATCTGCCTTTGAGACAGGAGTGAGTAAAGCTGCTCTTCTAGCTGGATATACAACATCTCTAGTTCCCAATGGAACCACTATTATACGAGTGATGTCTGCTAGTGAGTTATGCACAGATTTTACAGACATTGTAATTGGTGGAGAGTGTACAACCACAACCACCACAATACTATTATAAAAACCCTGTTTTGTTGGTTTTACAGGGCATCTCCCTGGGGTTTCTACCCTGGGGAGTTTTTATTTATAACCAAGTTGGTTAGCCTTGTTAACAGAAAAGGTTAAAATAATTTGGAAAATATTAAAAACTTTCGTACCTTTATGGCAATTTTAACTAAACTAAAATCTAAATGCCTGAAAATCAATCACTTCTGCATCAGCTGGAGCAGATGCTTCACTGGAAGAAAAGCAAAAAGTTCTACGCAGAAAAACTACAAATCACTGAGGCTGAGGTAGATGAGTTGATGAAGGAGTTGAAAGAATCAACAGATGCAAGACAGGATGCTGAGATTGGAAACTATGTTGGAGAGTTGGAAGATCATGTGGTGAGGTTTTTTGAGGATATACAGAAAGGAACAGGTGAAGTGGTGATAAACACCAAAGAAGAAATTAAGAGCCTGGATGAGTTGATTGAAAAGTGCAAGATTGATACAAGCAAGTGGGAGATAACTAAATACGTCCAAAACTACTGGGGAAATGCTGACCAGCCTCACTACCAAGTGAAAGCATGGTTGGGCAAGAAAAAAGATGAGCAAGTGTTCCAAGACTCATTTGTTTCCTTCCTAAGCACCTACACACCTAGTGCATCCCAGATAGTAGCTCGCAAGGTTGAGCAAGATAAACCAGAAGCTTGTTTAGTTATTAACAAACAAGACTCCCACCTCAACAAGCTAGATATAGGAGGAAAGAATGACATTGATGATAGATTTGATGACTATACACAAAAGCTAGAAGTTATTCTACATCAAGCATCTCTTTCCAATCGTATAACAGATATTAAATACATCATTGGGTCTGATGAGTTCAATAGTGAGTTTACAAACACCACGACAAAAGGAACCCCTCAGCAAAACATCCTCTCCTATCACCAGTCATTTGAAAAGATTTGTGATCATGAGATAGCTGTTATCAACATGCTACTTGAACACTGTGAAGAGGTGGATGTAATATTTGTAGCAGGTAACCACGATGAGTTTGTAGGATGGCATTTGGCAAGTTGGTTACAAACCTACTACAGAAACGAAGACCGTTTGTTCTTTGAGATATCTCCAAGGTATAGAAAGTATATCAGTTATGGCACATCAGCCATGATGTTCAACCATGGAGATGCTCTAAAGCCCGCAAAGTTAGCTGGTCTGTTTCCTATGGAATATAAAGAAGATTGGTCTGAACATGATCACTTCTACATTTTCACAGGGGACAAACATCATGAAATGAGCCTAGATTTTAATGGCATTAAGTTCTACCAGCTCCCTGCTTTCTCAACAGCTAAAAGCTCTTGGGATGACAAGAATGGATATACAATATCCAAGGGTGAGATTACGGGATTCCTCATAGACTACCATGATGGAATGACCAATATATTCAAACAGTATTTATAATGCCCACGTTAAGAAAATTAGTTTCAGATGTACGCTCTGCCCACAAGCTTCTGTCTACAGATAGCTTGATTACGGACAGGGCTATTGCTTCTGAAATAAGGAACAATAGCCTATTGCTTATTAAGAGGGAAACTAACCTCAGAAAGCTATGGGCAACAGACACCCTGTTCACCACCATCCCTTGTCTAGAGCTGGTGGAAGTTCCTATTTCTGAATGTTGTGATTATGTTGATCCCTGCACAGTGGCTAGAAGCAAATACAAACTTCCAAGCATTGCAGAGGGTAACTATCAATATGTCATTCAAGGTGTTTATTCAATTAACGCCATGAGTGGACAGGGTAAAAAGATTAAGGAAATAACCATCAATAGATATATCAATCTTCTAAAACTTCCCATCATTAAGAAGGAAGAGTATTATTGGATAAGTAACGACTATCTGTACGTTAGCAATCCTCTGCTTAAGGCTGTACGTTTTGTAGCGCTTTTTGAGCAGGATGTTCCTAACGAACTACTCTACCCAGAATGTGATTGTGGTACTCCTCAGTATACAGTGGAACAACTGTGTATCAACCCGTTAGATAAGGAGTTTGCTCTCCCAGGTTATTTGGAGAAGCAGGTGTTGGAGCTTACATCTCAAAAGCTGCTAGCTACATATTTCTCTCTCAAGACAGATATGACAGCAGAAGGTATTGATGGTCAAGCCCCCAATACTAAACCAACAAATTAATGCGCACCAAGGTTGACTGGAGAAGTGCTAGTAAGGAGAACTACAATAATTTCTGTAAAAAGAATCCATCCGTAAAGCTATCCTTTGACGAATGGAGGAATATTGTCTACCTATACCTTGACGCTTTTAAGGAATACATTCTAGAAACAGGAGAAAAAGCAAAGCTTCCTTTTGGGTTTGGTGAGTTTTCCATAAACAAGAAGAAGCGTAGAAAGATAAAAGGAGTGGATGGAAAAGAGTTTGTCAATCTTCCAATAGACTGGAAAAAGACAAAAGAGAAAGGAAAACGCATCTACAACTTTAACTTCCATACAGAGGGTTATTTCTTTGGATGGATGTGGTTCAAAGATTCTGCTCGTCTAAAGCACACAGAACTTTGGTATTTCAAGCCTTCCCGCACTACATCTAGAATGCTCTCCCACTACCTAAAAACCAACGATAGATATCAACACATCTATTGTGAATGGAAAAAATAAACTATGTCTTATTATTACAAATACAATTTCACTAGCCCTGAGCCCATCTATTCCATTGTGAAGGAGGAGTTCAAGAGCTATTTTGACACAGGGGCTGTTGATGACCTGATGTTCCCCACCTATCTAGACAAGTGTCTTAGAAAGCTGGGTAGAACCACTTATGTCATTAGCCAAGACATTTTGCATATTTGTGATTATGAGGCTAGACTTCCAGACAATTTCTTTGCTGTTCGTGAAGCATGGATGTGCACAGCTGTAAATGGTTTCCCCTATCAGTCAGCCAACTCTTTCTATTCTCAGGCTGCTACAGCCACTACAATACAAGTGAGTCCTTTGACAGTGGGAGGTACACCTTGTACCAATCCTACATGTCAAAATCCTAATTGTGGAGGATGTATGCCAGAGATTATACAGGCTGTGTACAAGACTAATAATCAAGCACCTGTACAATACAGAAGAGAATACTTGCTAAAGCCTGGTAATCTATCTGCCATGAGAAACTGTGGGGTGGATTATACAAACAACTGGGAGTTCTATCAGCAAGCCCCACCACTTAATGAGTTCACTCCTGGCTCTGCTGGGTATGATAGCTTTGATGTTAGAGACAATAAGTTTGTTACCAACTTCCGTAATGGTGTGGTGCATATTCTTTTCTATGCTACAGAATATGATGCTGGTGGTAACCAGCTCATCCCTGACAACTATCGTGTTAGGGAATATATTGAAGCATTTATTAAATACAAGGTGATTGAAACCCTCACCAACCAGACCAACGATGAAACCTTTAACCAGCTACAAACAAAGCTTGCGTTCTACAAGCAGCAGGCTGAAGAGGCATTCATCATGGCTGACATTGAGATTAAGAAGCAAGATCCTTGGACTAAGCAACGTAGGATTAAGAATGACCTGAACAGATTTAATATGTATGAACTCCCCAATCGTACTAACAGGTATGGCTGGCGTAGAAATAATTAATATCCATGGCTGAACAAGAAGAAGGCAATATTAGGCAAGAATATAATGCTGCTAACACTGGTCTTAACATGGATAGATCTGTCACTCAGATCCCCAAAGGCCAGCTAACGTATGCATTAAACGCTGCTGTAGAGAACTTTGACTCAAATTCTGTTAACTATCAGAATGAGCCAGGGAATGAGCTTTGCCTCACCTTCCCTGAAGGCTATTTACTTATTGGTGAACACTTCATTCCTGAGAAGAGCAAACATATATTCTTCCTAGTTAACCCAGAAATTGGTGGCTCTGAGATAGGATATATGGATAACAATGATTGTGTCTATCGCACATATGTTAACGCTCCTTGTCTCAACTTCAATATTAACAATCCTATTCACAAAGCTGTCCACAGAATCACAGAATGCACAACAGAGGTGTATTGGACAGATGGTCTCAATCCCCGTAGATATATTGATCTCAACCCAGAAAACCTACCCTATGTTCTCATAGGAGGCACCCCTGCATGTGATCCTATCTACAGCAATGAGATTGATTGTAATGGACTAAACGTTCAGCCTAACTTTACTGTCCCTCAGCTTGAGGTGACAAAAATAACCACTGGAGGTGATCTCACTGCAGGAACCTATCAGTTTGCCATACAGTATTCTGATGCTAATGGTAATCCATTTACATCTTATTATTCTGTTACCAACCCCACTCCTATTGCTGACACAGGTCTCACTACACCTAATTTTAATTATCAGGTGGGTAAGTCTATTGAGCTCACTGTCAGCAACTTAGAAGGATCAGGACTCTACCAATATTTTAACATTGCTGTCATTAAGACAATAAATGGTGTCACCTCTGTTGAGCTGATAGGCACTTATTTTATTGATGATCTCACACAAACTATCACTTACACAGGTCAGATTAAAACTGACATTCGTCTTACAATAAATGACATCTTTGAGAAGTTCCCTTATTACGAGATAGCTCAGGATATAACAGCTGTACGTGATATATTAGTGTGGGACCAACTTACTTCTATAGAAAGAATCAACTACCAGCAGATTGCTACTGGTATCACCTTACAGTGGGAAACTCATCGCATCCCTAACACAGAAACATATGCTGATGCATTTAATGCTACCAACTTACGTGGATATCTGCGTGATGAGGTGTATGCATTTGAGATAGTGTTTCTACTTAAGAATGGTAAACAAACAGACGGTTTCCACATCCCTGGAAGACTGGCTAATGCTAATGACCTATTTCCTGTCTCTACAGCTAATGATGATTTTATAGGTGAGCCAGAAGATCCTATTGCAGGAACCAGTCCCTATTGGAAGATATACAACACAGCCACTGTTACAGGTTTCTCTCCTGGCTATTCTCCAGCCACAAATTATAAAGGACCTTATCAATATGGTGAGTTTAGCTATTGGGAGTCTACAGAAGAATATCCTTGTAACGAAGAGCTCTGGGGATCTCTAGCTGGTCAGAAGATTAGACATCACAAGTTCCCAGATGTACTGGTGAGTCCTATATTTGAGTCTGCTCTATTTACAGGACAGGATAACATGGTGATGCAGAAAGATGCTGTGTTTCCACTGGGTGTAAGAATAGATGTACAACAGGTGCAAGCTCTCATCCAGGCTTCCAATCTTACAGCTGAACAGAAAAGCGAGATAGCTGGCTTTAAGATTATACGTGGTGACAGAAGCACCAATAGGTCCATCGTGGCTAAGGGTATTCTTAGAAATGTTGGTAAGTATGACCGTGAAGGTACAGAATACTACTTCCCCAACTATCCTTACAACGATTTAAGACAAGATCCATTCTTGTTAGAGAAAAGCAACTCTTACACAATTCCTCTTGCTGCTACAAGCAATACATCTATTTGTAGGAAGTTTAGCATCTATCCTAAAGATCCTGGTGAGATTGAATATATTGATTGTTACACGTCAGAAATTGTCAAGAAGAAAATTGGTAATAATCCAGGTGATGATTTTCCTTTAAATACAATTAGTTACATCTGTGCCTTGGACTATCCCAAGCCTAAGTATATTGGAACTGGTGTATGTGCAATAGGCTCTAATACATATAATGTCTACAGAATTACAATTAATAAGTTTAGTTCATTATCACCAACCGTTGTATTTAGATTGGTGTGGCCAATCACTAGATGTGGTTTAAGTAATGGAAATACTATTCCTCCTCCTGTAGGATATTCAATGCCTAGCGGAAATGTTGATGGATGGACCAAGTATTGTGCTGAGAATCCTACAACTTCGTGTTGTGATTTATTTCTTAATAAACCACTTGATATAAACAATCAATATGCACAACTAGTCCCTACTGGAGTAGGTGATTTTACATTTGAAATTGCTTCACTCACTCCTCCAACATTTGATCAAAGTACTGCTGGTGATGCAACTACAGTTAAGGTGGAGTATGTGCGTTCTGTAGGAACTGATCTTTGCAACCCAGATAATCTACAGGGATTTGATGAAGAGGGAGCAAAGTATAGACATGTACTCAACTCTCCTGAAACATCCTTTGGACAACCATTCTTGGGTGGTGTTCTTAAGCTAGAGAATGTAATATATGGTGCTGGTAAGGCTCACTTTGTTGAGGTGAAGAAGAATGCGATGTACAGGCTATTAAGTGCTGAAGCTCAACAAGATGCGCTTAACAGTGCAAATAGAATTGCAAGCATCACTACAGACTATAACGCTACAGCTCTATTTGCTGCATATCAGGCCTATCTAACCATTTATGTAAATGGTATCACCAGACGTAACTATTCTTATTCCTACAACTCTATAGCCAGCTATGACTATAGTAATGTGATTAACAATGGCCTAGGAATCAAGCAGCGTGAGCTTGAGTTGAAACAATATCTAATTCCTGGTGTACAGGGAGTGGGTGATAACAAGAATGTAAACAACTGGAACAGAGAGAGTTCTGTCTATCTAAAGACTAAAGAAAACTATACAGGTGGTCCTAGATCTCCTCTTCCATTCCCCAACCAAACTCCCACTATAGGAGGATTGGTGAATGATAGATCTAGAATGATCTTAAGTGAGGCTGGTGTTAATGAAAATCAAAACAATTGTGGAACTCCTGCTAAGGAGGAATATATAAGTGTTATCTCCTATTACGGATCTCTCAAGAATATATTTGTTAACCAGTATGGCCAGATATATTCTTATGACACTGTTGACACAGGATTCCAAAGAGACATTACACCTCTTACAGGTCCTGTTGTAGCCACATTCTTTGGTGGTGACACATTCATCAGCAAGTTTGCTTTCAAGACCAAATTGCCATTCTTTATTGACAATCGTGTGAATGCTCCTGATGATAGTGATATATTCTACGATGAGATTGGTAATGTGGCCTATCCTGTATACTGGCACTCAGGACGTTCTATTCTTACAACAGCCGCTGTTGACCAGCAAACTCTTACAAACTTCATTTCTATCAAGGCCAACAACCTTGACTGTCCTAATAGTCAAACCCCTATCACCAGCCCTGGTAGAACTTACTACGATGGTAAGATGTATCAGTTTGCTTATGGTATTCCTTATTTCTATTGCGAGAGCTCTTATAATGTAGACTTACGTCAAGCTTTCAATAATAGAGAGGGTGACTTCTGGCCTCATGTAAGTACAGGTATTCCTGATGATTGGGTACAAGAAGACTATGTACCTATTGCTCAGGACAACACCTACTATTATAATGTGACATTCTCTAAACAAAACAGAGAGAATACATTCACACATCTTCCTTTTGACTGGAAGAGTATATGTTATACCAACTTCTCATTTAGAGCAATATACTCTGATAGCCAAGAGCTTGCTACATCACCAACAGTTAATAACTGGTTGATTTACAGAGCTAATTCTTTCTTTGACTTCCCACAAAACTTTGGTCCTTTAGTGAGCCTAGATGGTATACAGAACAAAGCTATCCTTGCTCGTTTTGAGAACAAGAGCTTGCTTTATAACACGCTCCTCACTATTAACACCAGCAACCCACAAGCTGCATACGTAGGAAACCCAACACTGTTTACAAGTGCTCCTCCTATTGACTTTGCAGAAACTGACCTAGGATATGTAGGTAGTCAGAACAAGATGCTCCTGAAGATTCCTCAAGGACAAATCACTGTAGATGCTAAACGTGGACAAGTGTTCCTTGTTGCTGGCAACCAAGTGCAAGATTTGTCTGCTTTTGGCTCAGGAATGAACAGGTTCTTTACAGACCATTTGGCCTTTGAAATCTTACGTTACTACCCCAAGGTGGACATAGATAACCATTTCAATGGTGTAGGACTACATGGGGTGTATGATAGTAAGTTTGACCGTATCATCCTCACCAAGCTTGACTACATACCAAATCTGGATAATATTGTTTATGATGATGTAAACCAGAAGTTTTATTTGGAACAACCTGTAGAATGCTGTGATGGTGAGGAGTTTATAAGAAAAGAAGTGTTCCTGACAGACTCAGAATACTTCTGTAACAAGAGCTGGACACTATCTTTCAACTTCAACACTGGTAGCTGGATAAGTTTCCACAGCTATATTCCCAACTGGTATATTGCTGAGAACAACTTCTTCTATTCTGGCCTAAACGATTGCTGTGCAGATTTTGATGCTGTTGTAGGTAATCCTGTTCCAAACACTACAACCACCACCACAACGCAGTTTGTGTGTGAGTGTAATACATATGATGTAACAAATGCATCAGAAGACACTCTCTACTATGATTATGTAGATTGCAACAATCAGCCACAAAACAGCACACCAATAGCAGGTGGTACAACACAGACAGTTTGTGTTTGTGGAGACCAAATCTATGCTGCTGCTAAAGGGCTAGATGTAACACTAGTGGGAAGCGGATGTCTTACAACCACTACCACCACTACAGCTTTCCAAGGCTGTGGAATAGAGGGTGTGGCTTGTGAAATAACAACCACCACCACCACTAGCACTAGCACAACAACCACTACTACCACTGCTTTTCCATGTGAGTGTTATGTTGTTTACAACTCTACAGAGACAACACATCTAGTGGCTTCATATAAATGTGGGGCTGACTCAATTTCTTACACTCCTGTAGAAGCAGGACAACTCATCAATCTGTGCGTAAGCACTGAGATGGTGCCTTATTCTGATGAGGGTGTAATCATTACACTATGTGGCACACCGTGTACACAAGACTCAGATTGTGAAGAGTGTACAACAACAACAACCACTACATTAGCTCCTTCTTGTGATGATTGTTATGAATACACTGTCACTTCTGAACTAGGTGCAACATTCCAATGGATTGATTGTCAAGGATTTACACAAACAGATAGTGTAGGAATTGATCAGACGTATAATATTCCTTGTGCTGTACAGAATAGTGTATTGTTCATATTTGGTTTTGGAACTGCAACAATAGGAGCATATTGTGGAAACACATGTGGAACCACTACAACAACAACCCTACCACCTTTATAAAATGCCTCAGATTGTATTCATAAAGCTAGTGAAAGCCTCTCCTAAGAGTGGACCTTTTGACATTTCTGACAACCTTGGAAATGTTATAGCTACAGGTGTGCCTAAGAGTGAGCTGATTGATGGTGTCACTTATAGCGTGGATAGCAACGCCACTGTTATCATCATCACTTCCACTGGTAGTTGTAAGAAGTCTATCAACTTCCCTATATCCGAGGTGACACCTAATGAACAGGTGACACTATCTTTTAGTCAGGCATTAAGCTCCTGTCTGTGGAGACATCTTACAGACGTGGAGAATTACAACAAGTTTTATGGAAACATCGAACCCTATATTATCGAGTATCCGTTCAGCTATACATATTATGACGAAATCCTTCAAAGCGTTAAAGACTACACTAAGGCTTATAGGTACTTTGTATCTACTACTGGTGTATTTAATGATAACGATAGGATTGAGGTTGATAACCAATGGTTTAACAAAGCTGTATTATACAATGGTCAGCAAAGCACAGGCGTTCTTGAGCTTGTTCCAAAGCCCATCAACAACCTCAAAGAATACTTGAAATACCCTGTATATAACACTGAGAGTAAGACAATTACGTACACTAAATCAGACAACTTCTATCAATATAATACGTTCTGGTCTTTAGTGAAGAACAAATCCCTACCCTTATTCCTAACCACTTGTGAATCATTGTCTTTAGACAAGGTGGTGAACCAGGCTAACATGGATTATGGCAAGCGTTCTTTCAAGAAAGAACCTCTGCGTGCTAAAGATTTGAAGGTGAGACACATTCTTGATAACGATAGCAAGGTGCATTTGGTAAGTCAATTCATTCTTACACCTGCTCAAATCTCTTACAAATAATGGCAAAGAAGCTCACATCAGAAAAAGCAAGGAAGATATTGCACGACAAAAGCGTGCATGGAAAGCCTCTTACAGAGAAGCAACGTAAGTTCTTTGGAGCTATTGCTGGTGGGGCTGAGCCTTATAAGGCACAGATAGGAACAATGCTCACAGCTCTACCATCTAATATGATGGATAGATTGTCAGACGCTCTTGGCTTTCCTCAAAAGGCTGTAACAAAACTGGTTACAGGGAAATACCAAACTCCCTCAGAGGCAATGAATATTCAAAGTCCTGCAGGAGCTATTGCTGCAGATGTACTTCTTGACCCATTAACTTTTATAGGAGGCGGAGCTGGTGCATCTAAAGCTGCAAAGGCTGTAAGAACTGCAGGTAAAACTACAAGTAAGGCTGCAAAAAAAGTAGCTACAAAGATGGATAGGGCAATCTATCCAACTAGAACATACAGGATAGAGACTCCAAAAGGAAATCAGTTAAGCTATAAACCAAGTGAGTTAGCAAAAAAAGTACAGAAAAAAGGAGATTGGACTACTTCAAACTTAGAAGATCTTGCGCATTATGCCCAACATAGAGGTCTTCTTGAAGGGAAAGATGTAATGCTTACAGAATATAAAGTTCCTTTTTGGAAGAAGAATATAAAAGCTGATAAGGATGTAGTAGCTCTTAAAGAGAGTCAAGGTACATCTAGAATGGAAATGAATCCTAATGAATTCATAGTACCAAGAAATAACTTTCTTTATCCAAGAAGAACTACTACTATTAAAGGTGTTCCAGAACATTTATTAGAAGATCCGCTTTATAATAAGTATTCAATGCCAATGTCTTATAGAGCTTCAAATTATAGTTCTCAACCTATAAAATATATAGAAGATCAACTTAATGCTGTAACTGGTCATAGAATGCCACTTTCAACTACTATTTCTGAATTACGTAATCAACAACCTGTTCGTATGGAAACCTGGAAGCAACCACAATTTGCTCCAACCGAAGGTGTTGGTAAGTTTAAAAGGTTTGAAGAAGGTGGCTGGTTGGATAGGTATAATGACATGCCTCAAGCACAGAACGGTATAGAAGGCATAATGGGTGGTTTGACAGACATTGGATTCAACTACAACGGAGCATGGAATGGACCCTCTATGCAAATGGGTGGAAGCCTTCCTGGTGCTGTAGGATTTATGTATGCACGTACACAGAGCCCTGCTCCTTCTAATGGCCCATATGCTAAGAAGACAAAGGCTAGTGCACAGAATGGTCAGGAGATGAAATACTACCAAGAAGGGCTAGACTTCAAACCTAAGACTATTAGTCAGGATGGTAGTGAAATACCCGTAGATCCCATGGGATATTGGAACCCTGAGAACGTAGGGAATCCTGTAATCATCCCATCAACAGACATCACTATGGAGGGTGTAGATCAACCGTTGATTGGTATATCTGACACAGGAGATGTCCAATACATGGAACCAGGAGAAGACTATGAGTTTGATGGTGAATATGTTACAGAATACCCTGTGGCTCAGAAGGGTAAAACTATTCCTGCTCCCACAACAGCTGATAGCTTAAAAGTATATAATGCTGCTGTTAGAATGATGAATTATTATTCAAATGATAAAAGGCATAAAAAACCTGAAATAAATATCTACGATCCTCAAATTGAAAGATCAAAAGTATCTGATGTGGCATACGACAATTTGGAAACGTACAGAAGAATGTACAAAGAGTTATCTAATCCAACTACACATTCAATTATAACAAGTAGATATGAAAAAGATTACGGATTACCTAAACAAGAAATACTAAAAAAAGTTGGAAAAGCCATTGCTGAAAATAAATCCGCAGCTCCTGGAACAGCTTATTATAAAGACGCATATCCATCTAAAATAGATATCAATGCTCCATCAGCTTATATAGACTATAGAATTGCTCCACAAGGATTTGTCAACTATCCATCCTCAGTAGAAAAATCTGATCAGCCTGAACCAGCTGGAAGTGTAACAGGTTTATGGTATTATGATCCTCTTGCTGTTAAACCATATCACATGAGAACTCCTCAGGAGAAGATTGAGTGGGAGAAAAAGTATGGTAAGAAAGAAACAACAAAAGCAAAACCTACACCTCCTCCTGCAAAGAAGAAGGTGGTAACACCAACTCCTAAGCCTATAAAAGAAACTAAAGCTCCTGAGCCTGTAAGACAAACAACTCCTTCTCCTCCTGTTGTTCCTTCTTTTACTCCTCCCATTGTACCTAGCGGAAGTGTAGGGGTGTTTGGACCAGGTAAGGCAAGGATAGGTGAGTACGATGAGAAAACAAACACCTTCTATCCAGACTATGGAAATCTGGCTGCAAGAAGCAAGGCTAATCAATCTGATACAGACTTGCTCACTGACGAGGAAAAACTTGCAAGCTACATAGCATCTAAGACAGGAAAGAAACCTAAGATAGATGTTACACTTGCTAAACAGAGAAACGGTGGTGTAAATAATGCTGATGCTCAACCACTTAAGAAGCTGGACCAATTGCTTAACTTTACAAACTATAACAAACCAACCAAGGGTGGCTGGTTAGATAAATATAACTAACATGAAAAAACAGATGCTCAAAATCGCTGGTGTCAAATCTGAAAAGGAATTCTATGATAAGTTTCCTGATGAGGCATCCTTCATGGCTAAGCATGGCAAAGAGTTTAAAAAAGCTATGCGTGGGTCTAAGATTGAAAAAGCTCAGGTGGGAACTAAAAAGTCCCCTGTAGATCAGTCTCCTGGACCAGGATGGGAGTGGGACCCTTATATGAATCAATGGGTGTTTGGAGGTATGGACTACTCTCAAATGGAACAGAAAGGAACTCCTTCTGTCCCTACAAAAAATCCGTATGATGAGATTGTTGGTGGTTTGTCTAAACTTACAGGTGAGGGAACAGGTGTAAATCCTCAAACTAAAGCTCCAACCACTGAAGGAACTTCTAGTGATATAATTCCTTATCTGCAAGCTGGTGTAGATGTTATTGGTGGCATTAGCATGATTAAAGGACAAAGAGATGCTGTACGTCAGGCTAAACAAATGGCACAACTTACAGGGGTTCAATCTGCAGCAGCTGTTAGCAGACCTATGCAACAGCCTAGAAGACAATATGTTAGACCAGAAGATGTTATTCCACAACCTGAACAAATGTTCCCTTCTTATGGTGTAGGTACAAATGTACTTGCTCAAGATGGTGCAATGATTGGTGGCACACCTACAGAGATTCAGAACATGTACAATCCTGGCACTCTTTATAGTGATTTAGGATATGAGCCTTTGAATGACACATCTAAGGTGAAGCAGTATGTGGCTGGTGGTAAACTTAAAAAAGCTGCAGATGGTTCAGGTGTTGAGGGTGGTTTTGACATAGGCTCCCTTTTCTCAAATCAGCAAATTATGGGTGGCGTTGGACAACTCATAGAAGGAAAAGCTCCAGAGGCTGGTAATAGAATAGGTAGAGGTATTGGTACAGCTGCTGGTACAGCTATTTTTGGTCCTATTGGTGGTGCAATTGGTGGATTGCTTGGAAGTGCTATAGGTGGAATTGTGGATAGAAGTGAGGAGAAGATTAAAAGATATCAAGACCAAGCTACAAGAAGCATGGGGAACATTATGGGTCAACAAATGGGAGTGAACATACAAAACAGATTTGGTGCTTTTATGCAAGATGGTGGTACCACATCTCCATATGAGTGGGTGAGTCATACATGGCAGCCTAGAACTATTACACAGTTTGGAGAATACAAAATGAAAGACCTTCTCAAGCCCCCAGCAGATGCTGACATGCTTAGAGCTGGCGGTCACCTAAAAGAATACACTCCTCCTAGTGCACGAGCTATGTCTACAGAAAGACCAGCTATGCAAATGGGTGGAGAACTTCAGACACATTGGGGTGGATATGCAGAACTCATGTCCTACAACCCGTTCCTGCCTGATGGTGGAGAAACTATTATGTTCAGAGGTCAATCTCATGATGAATCTGATGGAAGAGGTAACACTGGTATTGGTATCACCTATGGTGAGAACCCTGTAGAGGTGGAGCGTGGTGAGCCTGCTGTAAAGCTACAAGATGGCACAAGTGGAGACACCAATCTCACTGTGTTTGGAAACATTAATATTACAAAAGCATTCGCAAGCATGTTAGGAGATTCTAAAGCTCAGGGCAAGAAGTTCAAAACTTATGTAGCTGACTTGTCCAAACAAGAGAACAAACAAAACAAATTGATTGACAAGTCTATAGATCAACTTGACAACATGAACGTACAAAACTCTTTTGACAAGCTTGCCTTAGGAACCCTCCAGGCAAACATTGAAGGGGCTAATGCTAAACTTAAAGACTTAGCAGAAAAGAAAATGGATGCTGCAGCTCTTCAAAATGCTATTAATGATAGCAAGGAAGAAGACCTTTTAAACGTAACAGACAGTGGTGAGGTGCTTGCAAAGAAAGGGGCTAATATACCAAAAGCACAACGTGGCACCTCTTCTGGAAAAGCAAGAGCTGCTGCTAGAACAGCAACAGAAACAATTGTTCCTATGAGCATTCCTGGCACAATAGGAGGACTACCCTTCCGAAGCTACCTTCCAACATATATTGAAGATGAACAACCCGTTGAACAAGAAGTGGTTGTAAACCAGATTCCTTCTGTTGCTCCAATTGCTACACAAAGAACAACAGCTGCTACAACACCTAGAGATACATATAAGAGTAAGTATGGACTAGAGCCTTGGAGAGGAAATGTAACAGGTCTTGGTGCAGCTACAGCATCTGAACTTAGTGCCAGACAGTGGGATGAGATAGCAGATAAGCTTGGATTTAAAGGACGTGGTAACAAAGAGTTCCAAGAGTTTCTACTTAAGAATCCACAGTCTAAACCATTAATTGAAGCTAGACACCAGAGACTATATGGTAAAGATCCATTTGTAGATGAAAAGCTTGGTGCTGGATGGGAAGGTGTGATTGACTTAGTGAGACCTAAGACAGGAGGTTTACCAAGAGAACTAAAGCAGATTCCTGGAACATCAATTACACCAAAGCTTTCAGCTGTTCCAACAGGAACAACCAGACCTACGGATATTAAAGTTCAGGAAGAAGGGTTTAATTTCATCCCATATTTGAACCAAGCAATGTCCTATCTAAGAAGACCTGATGAGGAACAACTAGATCCTAGACAACTTCTTGGTGAAATGTACGCATTGTCCACCAACCAGGTGGAGCCTGTATATGCTCAGAAGTTCATGCCTCAGTTGTCCACCCCTGTTGACATATCTCTTCAGGACATCCTAAACCAGAACCAGGCTGACTATAATTCTACACAGAGACTGGTGGGATATAATCCAGAGGGACTGGCAATGTTAAATGCCCAGAAATACCAAGCTAACCAAAGAGTGCTAGGTGAGCAGTTTAGAATGAACCAGGCTGAAAGACAGCGTGTGTATGAACAGAACAGAAACCTGCTAAACCAGGCCAACCTAACTAATCTACAAATCCTTGATCGTCAACAAGAAAGACAGGCAACTGCTCTTTCTAAAACAAAGGAAACTACACGTAGAGCCCTTGAGTCCATATCTGATAAGTTCCTTAAGAACAGACTTCAGAATAGAACTCTAGCCACTGCACAGAACTTGTTCAACTATAGATATGATCCCAGCTTTAGAACTGTGAACGTGAACCCTTTATGGCAACCCATTATTCCAGATGCAGGAACTCAAAACCTATCTTTAACCACCACAGCTAATTCTTCTCCTGGTTTAAATGTTATGGAACAGGCAGCTTTAAAAAATCTCCTGTCTTTAACCAGCGGAAAGGATGGAGTTTCTGTAAAAAAGAGCCATCTGAACAGCTCTATAGTGAAAGCCCTTAAAAAGCTCTAACTGAGTTAGTTAGAGTGATTTACCAAAACTTGTTATTCCTCTTGGAAGATATAATTTTTCATATTACATTTGTAACTTATGGCCTCGTATACAGACATAATACCAGAATTTAAACCCTACGTCCAGCAACTCCCTGTGGAGATGATGATTGCTGTGGGTATGGAAAAGCAGAGACGCTATGATGAAGGTATTTCTAAACTTCAGACACAGATCAATAATGTGGCTGGACTTGAGGTGCTCAGATCTCAGGACAAGGCTTATTTGCAGTCAAAGCTAAATCAGCTGGGAAACAATTTAAGAACTGTAGCTGCTGGTGATTTCTCTGATTTTCAATTAGTTAACTCTGTTGGAGGGATGATTGGGCAGATTGGAAAAGACAAGGTTATACAGGCTGCTGTTAAATCTACTGTTAGAGACAAACAAAACTTAGCTCTTATTGAAGAGGACAGAAAAAAGGGCACCCTATCTCCACACAACGAAACCTATTACAGTAAACAAAGAAATGCTTATTTGAATGCAGGACTTACAGATAGTCAAGGTAATCCTGTGGTTTTCAACGGAGTGTATGAACCTTTCTTTGATGTTAATAAGTTTGCCAGGGAAACCTTTGATTCAGTGAAGCCTGAGGGCTATACATTTGAACAGATATATCAAACTGATTCTAATGGTAACATGTTGATGGAAGACGTGATTGACCCAAAGACTAAAAAGGTGGTGGGTCAAAAGCCAGTGCTTTCACCAGTGATGACAAGACTAGAACAAGAAGGACGTTTCCCAAAAACTGTAAGACAAACGCTAGAACAAATATTTTCTGATGGTAGAGTGTCTAGACAGTTACAGATAAGTGGAGAATATATATACGGTGGATATGATCCAAGCTCTTTAAAAACAAGAGTGGCTGAACTTGCAAATAAGAAGATTGCCATTTATGACAGTGAACTTGCAGGTTTAAATATTAAGAAAGCTACAGGACAAGATGTTCAAGCTGACATAGATAAACTTATCACCCAGAAGAAAAAGGCAGAACTTTCCTATAGTGAGCTAGCTAGACTAGCAGATACCAATCCTGATGCTGTGAGAGGTGTGCTTTACAAAGATGATGTATATGACAACTTTACATCTATGTATGGCACCATCAAAGAGAAAAGAACCACTCACGAGAATCCAGGATGGAATCAGATGTTCAAAATGCAACAAGAAGAGAACGACAACAGAAGGCATGCTGAACAAATGAAATACAACTGGGCCTCTCTAAAGCAAAGAGATCAACAGCACAAGGACAATATGAGGATGGAGATTATGAAGCTATCAGCTAAAACCCAACCTCAAGATACAGGAATACCTTCTTTGGCTGAAATGAACACAAGTATGTCATTGATTTCCATGGAAGAGGGTATGGTGACAGATAGAGCTGTTAAGTTTAATGATGCTGTTGTTGATCTTGTATTACAGAGTGGAGCTCTTTCTGACTCTGTTAATCAAACAATAAGAAACTTTGGTGGGAAAATATCTCCACAAGAGGCTGTTAGAAAGGTGGCTGAGTTCAACTCTAAGAAACTTGGCATGTCTCCAGATGAGTATACACAGTGGCTCTATAATAAAGCTGTCCAAGAAATGGCTAGAGTGGGTGATGCCAATCTCACTGCTCCACAAAAAGCAGCAAAGATTTCTGCTGAGAATGCCTATTCTGCATTTAGAAAGGTGATGGATACAAGAACTGAGATTGATAAGAGGGTGGGTGTCAATCCAATGCTTGAGCTTACAAGAGGTCTTAAAACAGAGAGAGTCACTATTCCTGGAAACAGGCAGTTAGAACTTACTCCGCAGGACCAATACGATATAGCTATGGTGTATGAAGGAAGTGATTGGTATGAAAGTGCTGAGGTGAAAGCTGAAGCAAAAGCTGCTCAACAAAGACTTATAAATAAAGGCTTTAGTAAAGAACTTATAAGTGATTTAAAAATGTGGGTGATAGAACAAAGTAGTGCAACTTATCAAAGAATGGAGGGAACAGGAGATCGAACAGCAATAGCTATAAAACGACTTTCTGAACAAGTGGATAAAAGAGAGAACGTTCTTCAAATGAAAAATAGAGCAGCAGTTATAAAAAGCTTCTATCAAGTGAATCCCGTTTTAGAAAGAACAGTGACCACTGGAGATGCTGAAACTGATAGATATAGAATGGCCAATGTAGGTACACTAATTGGAAAATACTCTAGAACAGGTTTACAAGAGTCTCCAGGATTTATGGATAATGTAGGTGTTATGATGAACATAGCCACTGGAAAAGAAAAAGGAGCAATATCTGTTGTGGCTAAGAAAGATGAGGTGACAGGAGAAATCACTCCCAAGGTGGTGTTTACAAGAGAGGATGGAAGCTTTGGTGGAGAGATGACTGTTACACCAGCCGAGGCTTCTTCTATTGGCTCTAATGTTAATCAATGGTGGCAGTCTGATAATGTAAGACAGGCTCAGATTGCCATAAATGCTACGGGCAATGGAACTACAGCTCTTTCTGGAATGGTAGATGATCCTCAAACATATATTGACAACGATGTGTACTATTACAAGTCTGACTTTGCCAACTTAAGAAATATGGCAGATGATGTAAAGGGTAATATATCAATGCAGAATTTTGTTGATAGTAAAACTGGACAAGTTTCTAATATCTATTTTGGTCACATATTTGTAAACGGTGCAAATGGTAGAATATACAAACCTAGAGCCCTTCCTCCAGTGGGAAGTTTAGATGAGGTGATAGAGCAATTTAACGGGCTCACTCCTCAAATGATTGAACAGTTTAAGATAGAGGCTAAAAACAAGAAGTAACAATGGCAGAGATTCCTGGAAAACCTATAAATCTGGGAGGCGTAGCAAAAGGCCTACCCACCTATACACCATCTCCAAGCTATAGCCCTGGCCCAGGAAATGATGGAAGGGGAGCTTTGTCTTTTGATGAAATGGTTAGCACCATTCCTACAGGAGGAGACAAGGGTGTTCCTTCTATTCCTACAAGTTCACTGTACATTGGTGACAGATATAAATACACATTTCCTTTTAGAAACACAGAGGAAATGGCTGCTCAACAGCAGTCCACCATGGATAAGTGGGCAAATGGTTTTGCAAAGATGGCAGGCACTGCTGCCACCACATTTCTTGCTGGTACTGTTGGTACTATTGTAGGGGTGGGTAATTACATTGGTAGTGGTTTTAAGTTTTCTGCATTCTATGACAACCCTGTAAACAGAGGACTGGATGCTGTAAATGATAAGATGGAAGACTACCTTCCAAACTATTATACACAAGCTGAGAAAGATGCTAACTGGTTTGGATCAGAAAACCTTCTCACTGCTAACTTCTGGGCAGACAAGGTGATTAAAAACCTAGGATTTTCCATAGGTACACTTGGAGCAGGATTTGCTTGGGGGGCAGCTCTTAGAGCTATAGGCCTCACTAACAGACTTGTGCAAGCTGGAAAAGGACTTGAGACAGCTACAAAGGTGGAACAAGCAATTGCTGCTGCTGCTCCAACAGCCAGATTTGGAGCTATATCCAATACACTCTCTACTCTTTCCAATCAATATCTTAGACCTCTTGCAGCCACTGCTCTCACTAATGCAGAGAGAGGCATTGTTTCTGTAATGGGAACAATGGGTGAATCTAGCTTTGAGTCTCTACAGGCAATGAATGATTATAGAGACAGAATGATAGATGCCTATTTTGAAAGATATGGCACTAGACCAACAGGTGCAGATTTGGATGAGATTAACCAATACGCAGAGAACGTAGGTAACTTTACATGGGGAATGAATGCTGCTCTCCTGAGCGCAACCAACTATATACAACTACCAAAAATATTAAGCTCTTCTAGAAACGCTGAGAGAAGGCTGATGAACGATGTTGTAAAATCAAAGGTGGATGATGCAGCCACACTCACAGAAAAGGTGGGAGCAAAATTTGAAGCAGCTCCTTCTATATATCAAACTGTTGCAGGTGGAACTGGTAGAGTGTTTCAAAAGTTTGTAGCTAGACCTGTGGGTCTTCTGTTCTCTCCTGTAGAAGCTTTTGAAGAAGGTGCACAGTTTGCCATCTCTACAGGGGTGGATGATTATTTCAACAGAGCTTTTGAGAACAGAGAGGACACATCTTCTTTCTTTGCCAACCTAGGAGGAGCACTTAAGAATGTCTTCTCTACAGGCGTAAATGAAACCCTATCCTCTAAAGAGGGTATGGAGTCTATTCTTATTGGTGGAATATCAGGAGGCATCCAAACATCCTTCTCTCCATTTGGAATGAGTGAGGTGAAAGAAAGAGGACTTTCTGGAGAAGGTGGTGTAAGAAAAAGAAATACAGACATTGCCCTTGAGGAACTTAACAAGTCCAAGAAACTCAATGAGGTGTTCAAGGATGCTGTTAAATATATTAACATTGGTATAAACTCTCAGAAGCTTCGTAGAGAAGCTATTTCTGAGAACGACACTCTGTCAGAAAAAGACTATGAGAAAGACTACACTCTTTCTTACATCATGCCTAGAGTGAAATACGGGAAGCTAGACTCTATAAGAGAAGAGCTTAACTTGTATAAACAGGCAGCTATGTCTGATGAAGGATTTGCAGAACTCTATGCAGACGGTATTGTATTACAAAATGAAACCAGAGAGAAGTTCTTACAACGTATTGAAAGAGTGAGAGATAACGCTGAGAGTGTAGCAAAGATTTATGAAACATTTGATGACAGTTATTCATCTGTTGTAGATGATAGTGGCAAAAGGAAGTATAGTGATAATGTCATTGAGAAGATGGTGTATGCCACAGCTAAGATTGCTGATTATGATGAGAGACTAGCTAGCTTAGACAACAACCTTTCTGAAAGAGGGTTGAGTACATCTACATTTAAAAATGCTCTTGTTGGAACAGAAGCCTGGAAAGAAGGAAACATTAGAGAAGCTCTCAGAAGCCCTGAGGTGGAAGAGGCTTTGACAGAGGTGGCTGGCTTTATAAATGATCAAGAACTGGATGTCACTAAAAATGAACTAAGAAGAGACTTTGGTGACTTTGCAGAGATGGCACTAAGAAGAAAGCTTTTCATTGATGAGTTTAATAATATATTAAAATCTCCTGAAAGCTATGAAGGAGAAGGTGGGTTTGCTGAAGAAGTGGAACCAGAAACTGGAGCTATTGTAAAACAGCAGGTGACACCAGAAGGAGCAAAGAGAAAAAAGACTATAAACAAAGAGCTTGAGTTTGGCAGAGAATACTCTCTTAGAACACTTGGAAAGGTGGAAGATGGTAAACTCAAAGCTGCTCCAAAGCTCACCTTATTATCAAAAACTGTATTTGGTGACTTAGAGGTGAAGCTTCCTAATGGGAAGGTGGTCTTTATGAAACCAGAGGAGTTTAGAAGATATGAGGTGGTGGATGATGTAGTGGATGATGCACAGGCTGAAGAGATAGTGAATGATGCTATTGACAGTGTTCTTAGAAAAAGAAAGTATAGTAGCATCCCAAAGCCTGAGGGTAACAAGGTGACTTATGTAAACTCCTTGAACAATCCTCAGCTCCTGGCTGATATTGAAAAAGAGATTGCTGCAAGATCTGAGAAGTTTTTTGAGGTGTCTGAAAAAGAAGAGAGAACATCTAAAGAACAAGCTGTAAATCAAGCACTTGCAGAAACTAGTGATAGTGGTATACAGACAAGAGAACCAGGTGCAGGTAGCTTTGAACCAGATAGCAGGAAAACAGATCAAGAGGTTGTTAATAGTACAAAGCCTCCTGTAGAAGCATATTCTCAAGAAGAGCCTTTAGCTGAACATCATGTTCGTGCTAACAGGTTTGGAGCAAACTTTTACACCTTTGCTAATAGAGACAACTTCCGTGGTGTAATTGTTACACAGGGTAATCAAGCTCAGCTTGGTATTCCTGGCCTTACACAATGGCTTAAGGATAAAGGCAGAGGTGGTGAAGAAGTTGACCCAGCTAAAACAATTGCGCTGGTTGTAATGGGAATTGATCCTATTACAAACGAGAGATATTTTGTGGGTGAGAACGGTGAGAAGCTTGCTAAGCCAACATTAGACACTATCATCTATCAGGCATTCCCAGAAAGTCTAGAATGGAGTGGTGGTGGTTCTATGTTTAGAGAAAGCACCCCTGATGATGTTAGAAAAGCTCTGACAAAAGATTACATGGCTTGGAGAGAGGCTACACTAAAATCTCCAACTAACGATCTATACAGAATCAGTGCTTCTTTTGGAAGCCCAAGATATGTAGGAGAGCTAAATGAAAATGGAAAGTTTAAAGCTGATCCTACAGCTAGAGTGGCTGTAGAAGACTCTGGGTTAGTATCTGAAAAAGAACTAAGAACAAAAAGAGTGGTGGGTGTTCCCACAACAGATGGTGCTGTTGTTTATGGATCTTCTACATTTAATGATGTAAAAGGAGTTCCTATTTTGTATTCTCACAACGGACTTGTGAGACTTGATAACAGAAACATAACCAAGCCTGAAGCTGAGCTTATCTACAGTGCAATTGAAAGACTTGCTTCTAACTTGTTCAAAGACAAGAACTTAAAGAGTGGCGAGTCTGTAATGCTTTACAACTGGCTTAAGTCAGTGATATATTGGGGTACACCCAAAGATCCTCAAGGTAACAGAAAGCCTGCTGGTTTCAGCAGTGTGTTCTTTGAGAATCAACAACTCATAATGGGTAAGGAGGAGAAGAAGTTCTCCATCAAACCTTCTGCCCTCAAGGCTAATAAAGCTGCCATTGTTGAAGAACTCCAGAAGATGTACAACAATGTCAACTCTACATTAGTGAGTGGTGGACAGAAGAAAGACTGGAACAAACCCTACACTGAGATTACAGCCATCACTCCTGAGGGTATTCAAACCAGAGAGTGGAAGAACTATCAGTCATTCCTTCTGTCTAAGAAGAACCCTGATGGTAGTGCAAGGAACCCAAAAACAATTCCTCTCACCACCAGAATCAGACCTCTCAAGGATAGTGAGGATACAAACAGAAAGGGTATTTATTTCACCCTGATAGATAAGAAGGGTAACACTTCCCAAGAGGTTCCACCTAAGCAACCTGCTAAAAAGGTGGTGGTGCCTCCCACAGCCACTGAGGCTAAGAAAACCCAGCCTGTCAAGAAGTTTGACCTTCAAGGCAAAGAGAACATCCTACCTACAAAGCTGGGAGATATTCCATTCACTATTGATAAGAAGAAGTTTGATGAGACAGATGGTAAGCAGGGAATACTACTACCTGATCCAGCCACTGATCCACAATATAAATTAACCCTAGAGGGAGCAATTACAAAGCTCTCCACTATTCCTAATTCTGGTGTTACAGAAGACACTCCTGATGAGCAAGCTACAGCTGTTGCTGAGAACGTTCTTAGAAACCTGATTAGAGCTGAGATAAAGAAACAAATTGCTACAGCTCCTGCAGCCCCTGCTCCAGCAGCAGCTCCTGTTTCTGATGTGGAAACA